GTGCTACAGGTAATTTGGCTGCGGCTGGCGCTGCTAGTGCTGGGCGAGCGGCTAGAGCAGGCAAAGCGACTAAAAGATTTGCAAAAGACACTGAAGATCTTGGGGCGGCTAACATGCGAATGAACGCCGCACAGAAGAAAGCCGCAAACAAACGTGTTAAATCTACAGACGGTAAGTCAGATAGCCCTTCTGCTGCATCTATGCGTGATTCTGCTGCACAAAGAGCGGCGTTAGCTAAGTCAGAACCCAAAAAAGAATCTAAGCCAGCAAAGAAAGCTAAGGTAACGGGTAAAGGTGGGCGCAACGTAGGCGGAAAAGCTAATGTTACTCGTGAACAATTAAAAGCCGCTGGCGTTGGGTTAACTGCCTACCTCAATAAGTTTGACAAGTTAGGTAGACGACCTAAGCCGTCTGATTTTAAGAAAGCTGCACCTAAGAAAGCCGCACCTTCGGGCCGCTCTTTTGACCCTACAAAGCCAAATAAGGGTGGCCCCGGTATGGCTGGCATTAAGCCACCTAAAGGGCCAATGAGTCCTATGGCTGCTGCGGCTAAACTGAGTGCTAAAGGAGAAGATGAAATGCCTATTAAACGTAAAGGTGGCGGTATGATGAAATCTAAGATGAAAGCCAAGGGTATGAAAGCTGGCGGTAAGATGAAGACTAAAGGTTACATGGCTGGAGGGTTGAAAGACGCGCCAGAAAGTAACACAGGTCTTAAAAAGCTACCTAAGCAAGTACGTAACAAGATGGGATTCAAGGCCAAAGGTGGCATGATGAAGACTAAAGGCTACGCTAAGGGTGGTATGAAGACCAAGGGCTATATGGCTGGTGGTAAGATGAAAGCCAAAGGCATGGCTAAAGGCGGCAAGGTTCGCGGTGCCGGTATCGCTCGTAAGGGTGTACGTCCAGCGAAGATGCGTTAGGAGTTAAATATGGCTGAAAAACTACCAAATGCTGAACGTAGAAAACGATTTTCAAAAGAAATTGCTAGGCTTGAAAGAACTCTTTCTCCAGAAGAAAGAGAAGACCGTCAAGGGCAAAGTTTTGTAAAAAAATTCTTTCTTGATGCGCCCAAAGATGTCATTGGCACTAAAATGGATAGAGAGGGAGGCGATATTTCTCCAGAAGCTAGGGCAAAAGAGATATTTGACGCTAGCAGGAAGCGAAGAGCTAAAGAGAAAAAAGACGCGCAGCGCACGGCAAAAAATAGAGCACGCGCTAAAGCTAATCCCAGTTTGTTAAAGGGTGGGGTTAACTATAAAAAGGGTGGCAAAGTCAGAGGCGCTGGTATAGCTCGTAAGGGTGTACGCCCAGCGAAGATGCGATGAGGCGTTATTATAAGTCAGGCGGAAAGGTTAAATCAGGGGGCAAGATATGCCCTTCTGGTAAGGCGTGGGCTAAACGTACCTTCGATACCTACCCGTCTGCCTACGCAAACATGGCTGCATCCAAGTATTGCAAAGACCCTAGCTACGCTAAAGGTAGCAAGAAAAAGAAAAAGTAATGGGACAGCTTAAACAGTGGCGTAATCAGCAGTGGGTTCGTATCGGCACCGATGGCAAGATCAAAGGGCCGTGCGGCACATCAAAGGATAAAAAGAACCCAGACCGTTGTTTGCCGAGGTCTAAGGCGCAGTCGTTAAGTCAGTCTGAGCGTGCTACCACAGCGCGTAAAAAGAAAAAGGCTGGATCAAAAGGTAAGACAGTGGTTTCTAATACGCCTAAAGCTAAGGTAAGAACCGCAAAAGAAGGCGGTATGATTCGTGATAACCACAAGGGTTGCGGGGCTGTAATGGGCAACCGTAGAAAGAAAACTTTGTACGTAAGAGGTACTAAGAATGGCTAAATTAGAGGTTTTTCAAAACGGTAATTTTTCCGATGGTCGGCCTGTATTTCAAGTTGGAAGCAAGAACGAAGATGGCACTTATAACATCGTAAACGCTAGTTTGATGAGTGAAGAAGAGGCCAATGCGGTGTTAGCTGAATTACAGCCTGCACCAAAGAAAGAAGAGGCACCTAAAAAAGAAGTAGCACCTAAGAAAGCTCCAGCTAAGAAAGCAGCTAAGAAGAAGTAGATGGCTACTTCTGGAACAACTGCGTTTGATATGGACTTCACGGAGATCGCTGAAGAAGCGTGGGAACGTGCGGGCCGTGAAATGCGTTCTGGGTATGACCTTCGCACCGCACGTAGGTCTATGAATCTGTTGACTATTGAGTGGCAGAATCGCGGTATCAATTTATGGACAATTGACGAGGGCACAGTAAGCCTTGTACAGGGTACTTCTCAATATGACTTACCCGCAGATACGATTGATCTACTAGAACAAGTTATACGCACAGATAGTGGAGATCAGTACACACAATCTGATCTGACCATAAACAGAATAAGTGTCAGCACCTATGCGTCCATACCAAATAAGCTAACTCAAGGTAGACCGATACAGGTTTACATAGAAAGGCTGGTGGCTAACCCAAAGATAAATGTGTGGCCTGTTCCAGATAAAAGCGATACATACATATTTAAGTATTACCGTATGCGTAGGATACAGGATGCTGGTAGCGGTGTAGAAACTGCAGACATGAACTTTAGGTTTTTGCCATGTTTAGTTGCAGGATTAGCTTATTACATCGCAATGAAAGATCCAGACTTAGCACCCCGTATCCCATTACTTAAAGATGTTTATGAGGAACAGTTCCGACTAGCCGCTGAAGAAGATAGGGTAAAGGCACCGGCTCGTTTTGTGCCTAAGATAGGCTATGTCTAATCGTTTTGCTTCTACAAAACGCGCTATTGCGGAATGTGATATTTGCGGGTTTCAGTACAAACTACGAGAGCTAAAGAACTTAGTACGTAAAGGACGTGACACAAATCTAAAAGCATGTCCTACATGTTGGAATCCTGACCATCCACAGCTAAAGCTAGGAGAGTTTCCTGTTAATGATCCGCAAGCTATACGTGACCCAAGACCTGATAGAAGTCTTGGTAGAACAGGTGCAAACAGCAGTAGACAGATACAATATGGATTTAACCCAGTTGGTGTGGGTAGAGATCCGTTTGGTTTAACACCTAATAACCTTGTTGCTACAGGGGAAGTAGGTACAGTAACGGTAACGACAACTTAGGTGATCTTATGAAAAATACGAGCACAGTAAAGCCGGTTAAGAATGCCCCCAAGACAGACATGAAGAATGTAAAAACTACGGGCATAAAGATTCGTGGCACAGGTGCAGCTACAAAAGGAACTATGGCCCGTGGGCCTATGGCATAAACCATGAGTATGACCTACTCACAGCTAACGGCGAACATACAAGACATTTGTGAAACTACATTTACAAGTGACCAGCTTGCTATGTTCGTGCAGCAGACAGAGCAGTTCATATACAACACTGTTCAGCTTCCGTCGTTAAGAAAAAATGTATCAGGCACTATAACGCTAGGTAACAAGTATCTAGCTGTGCCATCGGACTATCTGTACACCTACAGCTTGGCTGTGATTAACAGTGATGGGTCTTTCGACTTCTTACTCAACAAAGATGTTAACTTCATTCGTGAAGCATACCCCACGCCTACATCCACAGGCACTCCAAAACACTACGCTAATTTTAATGACGAGACCTTTATCCTTGGGCCTACACCTAGTGCTAGCTTGACTGTAGAGCTTCATTACGGGTACTACCCAGAATCTATTGTTACTGCTAGCACGCTACCGTGGCTTGGTGAAAACTTTGATTCTGCATTGTTAAATGGCTCTTTGGTTGAAGCGATACGGTTTATGAAAGGTGAGCCTGATTTAGTTGCTATGTACGATAAGATGTTCGGTCAATCGCTAACTTTGTTGAAAGCACTAGGCGATGGCAAGCTACGTGGGGATACATACAGAGAAGGCCAGTATACGCAGGCGGTTACGTAACATGTTTATGGAAGTACCAAAAATAGAAATAGGACAGGTTACGGTAGCCACCACTGAATACAAAGGGCATGACCCAGAGTATTGGGCTGAACAAGCCACCAATCGTATTGTGAGTGTTGGTGGCAATTGTCATCCCGTTATTGCAGAGCAAGCAGAGGCATTCAAAGAAATGGTACAGACTTTAGTTTGTCTATATATAAAAGAAGCTATACGTAGCGACAGAACTACGCTGATCGCAGAATTATCGAAACAAGGCCATGAGGATATGGCTGAAATACTTAGGAGAGTCTAATGGCTATATCAACCGCTATGTGTACGTCGTTCAAGCAAGAGTTGCTTGTTGGCACACACAACTTTACTGCTACTTCTGGTAACTCGTTTAAGTTGGCTTTGTACACAAGTTCAGCATCTTTAGGTGCCGGTACAACAGCGTATACAACATCCAATGAAGTGTCTGGCACAGGATACACAGCAGCGGGTGCAGCACTCACGAGTGTAACGCCGACCACATCAGGCACTACAGCGTTCTGTGATTTCAGCGACCTAACCTTCTCCAGCAGCACCATAACCGCGAATGGGGCACTTATATACAATGACACTCAAAGCGATAAAGCTGTCTGTGCGTTGGCGTTTGGTGGAGATAAGACCAGCACGGCTGGAGACTTTACGATTACGTTCCCTACAGCAGATGCTTCAAACGCGATAATAAGAATCGCTTGATATGCTGTGGCTCAACAAGCTCAACAGAGGCGAATGACCGAAGAAGAGTACTTGGAATGGGTCAAGCAGCAACAAGATCAAAGTCATAATCAGTAGGGCTTAACGTGTGGCAGATATTACTGGATGGGGTAGAGGCACTTGGGGCGAAGATGCGTGGGGTGAACCCGATCTCGTCGATGTTACAGGTGTATCTGCAACTGGAGCCATCGGTTCAGTCACGGTTACGGCAGGTGCAAGCACCTCTGTCACAGGCGTTTCTGCAACAAGCGCAGTCGGGTCAGTCACTGTATCGGCAGATGCTAATGTCTCGCCTACAGGCATTGCTGGGACAGGGGCTGTTGGGTCTGTATCGGCTACGGGAACAGCTAATGTTACGTCACCTAGTGTCGCGGGCACTGGCGCAATCGGCTCGGTTTCCGTTAGCGCGGATGCAAGCACTTCAGTCACCGGAGTATCTGCGACGGGAGCGGTGGGATCTGTTTCTGTTGCCGCTTCTGCGAGTGTCAGTCCTACTGGCGTTGCTGGTACTTCAGCCATTGGCTCGGTTACGGTCACAGGTGCAGCAAACACTTCAGTCACAGGTGTTAGCGGAACTAGTGCTGTTGGCTCTGTTACTGCCACTGGCGCTGCTGGCGTTACTGCCACTGGGGTTAGCAGCACTGGTGCAATCGGTTCGGTATCTATTACTGGCGATTCATCAGTTACCCCAACAGGCGTTGCAGGTACCGGCGCGGCTGGCACAGTATCTATCGAACTGGGCATCACAGTCAGTCCAACAGGAGTATCAGGAACAGGACAGACAGGAAGTGTATCAACTACAGCCGATGGAAACGTCACACTCACAGGAGTCAGCGCCACCGGAGAAGTCGGCCCAGTAACTGTATGGGGGCTAATAGATGATGCACAAACACCAAACTGGAGTAATATAGATGCTTCACAAACGCCTAGTTGGTCAAGTGTGTCAACGAGTCAGACCCCAGAATGGGAAGAGGTTGCATAATGGTTCGTAAAGTTAATAAAGTAATTAAAGGTTTAGAGAAAGCCTCTAAGACTCATAAGAAGCAAGCAGAAACGCTCAAGAGACATGTAGCTTCAGTGAAGAAACCAAAGGCTAAAAGTCGGAGAAAGTAGATGGCAACTTATGTAAACGATTTACGGCTCAAAGAGATCGCCACTGGTGACGAATCAGGTACGTGGGGCACGAGTACAAATACTAACCTCGAGCTAATTGCAGAGGCATTTTCCTTTGGCACAGAGGCAATTACCACAAATGCAGACACGCACACTACTACTATTGCTGATGGTTCTACTGACCCT